CGAGGATTTATGCGAAGCAAACGGCTATTTCTTCACTGAAGACGGGGCGTTTCACTCATGAAAGAAATAGTGTATGAAGGATTAACCGCCCTAGCCTTTTTAGGCTGTTGGATAGCACTATTAGGATTGGAGGCGCTTTTGCAGTGATTGCTCAGTCGTTGCGGCTATTAGCTGCAATGGCGCTTTTAGTCTTTTGGTTCATGGCGGGAAATGCCATGTTGAATTAAACTTAAGCCCTCAGTTAAGAGGGCTTTTTTATGCTTGAACCATTTGTACCCGATCAATTTAAACCCATAGCAGACGATCAACGAACCTTTATCGTCATACCTTACAGAGCTTTAAAGGACAAAGGCTTTACCATCCAACGAATGAGAGCACTCTTGGCGTGTTGCAGTTATGCCAACCATAAAGGAACGCTTTGGCCTTCTATTGAAAGGCTAGCCGAAGACATGGGAATAAGTAAGGCAACCATGCAAGCTCATGTTAAATGGCTAACCGAAAAGGGATATTTAATGACCGTTAATAATAGTTACACGGTAGGAAAAAGCGCCAAGCCTCGCGCCGTTGTTTATGACGAAACCAACCCACCAAATTCGGATGATCAAGGAGAATTAGCCAAAGACTATGAAGCCCAGGTTAACGATAGAAAAAGCATTAAGGATGAAAAGCTTAGATTGTTGCAGCCGGAACAATCAAGCAATGAAGAATTAGCCAAGCCTGCTAGCTTGTATCAATGCTATCGCTCTCTCTTACTCTCTCGCTTCGGTGCTGATTTGCCGTATCAAAAGGAGATATGGCTTCAAATAAGCCACCGGCACACGCTTGAAACCTTTAAAGAAGCCGCCAGCATGCTAATAAATAGTAAGAATGCGCCGCCTTCAAGTCCGCGCATTTTCCTCAAATAAAAAAAGGCGACCCTTGCCCCCCGCGCCCCCTGACCACTACGTCATCCCCCTCACTCAAAATTTTCTGGAAAAAGCTTGGTTGGGCAATTTACTTCGCGACTGAGATATTTAGGCAATAGGCTAACTCCCCTAGAGTGGGGATATTGAATGGTTCTGGCCTTTTTAACGGTTAGGGCAAGGATGCGACTATTGATTCAGCCTACGTCAGGAGCGGACTCTGTTCGGCTGGTCAACCCGTTAGAGGCTTCTGCAAGAATTATCGTCGTCAAACGTTTATCCCAGACTGGTAGGGCGACTGGAGTATCTTGGCTTATATTCAGCCTTCGGTCGCCTTGCAGAATTGACCTTTGATGTTGAGTTTACTATTGCTAGACTTACCGTCAAGTGTTATATGGTGTTAGATATGGCTAACAAAAAAGTGATACCAAGCTTAGATGGTTATGGTGGTTCCGCACCCAGGGTCAAACAGCTCAGTAAGAGCAGTACGATTAAGCAGAATCGTGAGGCGATTGCGACTGAGATGTTGTGTATGGCGACTACCTCTGTGCGTGACATCATGGATTGGGACGAATACGGCAATGTTCGGCTGAAAGCGGCGAAGGATATTCCAGAATACGCGCATCGAGCGATTAAGAAGGTGACTTCTACGATCAGTCGAGATGGCGCATCCACCGTAACGGTTGAATTGCACGATAAGGTGCAGACTTTACGGACGTTGGCGAAAGCGGCAGGTCTGATGGAGCCAGAGCAGAACATGGATAAGCCGTCGGTTATCGGTTTTAACGTCAAAGCCCCAGTGCAAATAGATCAAGAGGCTGAGGTCGTCGATGAGTGATGGGTTTCCAGGGGTCAATGTTGACCTGACGACTAGCCCTGTCGCCTATGATTTTCTACAGGATGACTCGTTTGTAACGGGAATCATGGGGCCAGTAGGTTCGGGCAAGTCCTATGTGTCGTGTTTGCGGGTGATGCGAGTTGCTTTGCAGCAACAGCCCTCGCCTCGTGACGGTATCCGGTATTCACGGTTCGTTATCGTGCGGAACAGCTACCCTGAGTTGAAGACCACTACGATTAAGACGTGGACGGATATTTTTCCGGAGTCGACTTTCGGGCCACTGCGCTGGACTCCCCCGATTACCCACCATATCAAGCTGCCGCCAAGGGGCGAAGCTGCCGGTGTAGACTGTGAAGTCATCTTTATGGCATTAGACCAGCCAAAAGATGTCAGAAAACTGTTATCACTTGAATTAACGGGAGCGTGGGTCAATGAGGCTCGCGAATTACCCAAGGCGGTCATTGACGGTTTGACTCACCGTGTAGGCCGTTACCCTGCAAAGCGCGATGGTGGCGCTAGTTGGCACGGTATTTGGATGGATACCAACCCGATGGACGATGATCATTGGTGGTTCCGCCTAGCCGAGAAGGAACCTGTCACGGGCAAGTATGCGTGGAAATTTTATTCACAGCCTGGCGGGATTAAAGAGGTTTCACATGAAACATTGCCTGAAGACCCTGAAGCGAATGATCACGTTTTCGCGGCAGGTAAGTGGTGGAAGCTCAACCCTAAAGGGGAAAATCACAAGAATCTGCCACCAGGCTACTACCTGCAACAGCTAGCGGGTAAGAATCTGGATTGGATTCGATGCTACGCTGAGGGGCGGTACACCTACGTTCAGGAGGGCAAACCCGTCTGGCCTGAATACGATGACATGTTGATGTCGTCTGATGAGATAACACCCGATCCGAACCTACCAATTCAGGTTGGACTCGACTTCGGTTTGACACCAGCCGCCGTGTTTGGGCAGCGTCACCCGTCGGGGCAGTGGCGGGTTTTCCACGAAATCGTCACATTTGATATGGGTCTTGAGCGATTCGGTAATGAATTGCTTGCCGAGCTACAAACCAAGTTTCCGAACTATGAAGTGTTGGTTTGGGGCGACCCCGCCGGTCAGCAGCGTGATGCCATTTATGAAACGACAGCTTTTGAGTATCTGCGGACACTCGGTCTTAGGGCGCAGCCTACCGCCACGAACGACTTTAAGGCTCGTCGCGAGGCATCCGCTGCTCCTATGAATCGCATGGTGATGGGTAAACCTGGCTTACTTATCCACAAGTCATGCAAATTAGTCCGTAAATCCCTTAGCGGTGGCTACCATTTCAAGCGAATTGCAGTGGGCGCAGGGCAAGAACGATTCAAAGACTCGCCAAACAAGAACGAACACTCACACGTCGGTGACGCATTCGGGTATTTACTCGTTGGCGGTGGCGAATACCGTAATATGACCCGTAAAGGCTCGATGGCACAGAACAGAACGTTTGTCGCACAGACGCTAACCTCTGCTGATTTTGACGTATTTGCGTGAATCCACTTGACTTAAACCTTGTTTGCAAGCTGCCGCCAGGCGTTGTGCTAGTGCCATTTATTGCTGAACACCTTAACGGTTTTGAGTTTAGTCAGCCCGATATGCAGGGGCATGATTCCATAAGAGATCACGCGATTGCTCAGGCTCGCGGTAATACTGCCATTACCGTAATACAGTATGGCAAAACGCTTGGTATTTTTGGCTCGTCAAAAATATGGGACGGCCTAGAAGAGGCGTGGTTCTTGGTTGATGAGGCAACACGCCGCTACGGGATTGCGATGACTAAGGTTGCTAAAAAATTCATATCGCTTAAATTTCAAGAAGATAGCTTGAATCGTTTACAAATTACAGTAAGATTGAATGACATCAGAGCTTACAAGTGGGCAAAGTGTTTAGGGTTTCAAACAGATGGTGTGATGAGGCAATTTGGCCCCGATAGCTCTGACTATTACATGATGGCAATTACAAAGGATTAAATTATGGGTGGTGTACTTGGCTGGGCAGCCAGAGGCAAGGCTATTAAAAAGCTGAAAGATGGTGATGCTAACAAATTATCTCCAGCGGCAGCCGTTGCTAATGAGGTTAAAGATCAGAAGCCACCCGTTCAAAAGATTGCTAATACTGCGCGTGATGCTCGCAAGAAGATGATTGAAGAAATTGAGGATGTATAGCTATGGATGATATGTATGAAGACATGGCTGACAAAGGTCGCAAAGGTGATACCTACGTTGGTCATTTAACGGGTGGCGAAATGGTTGTTCCTGTTGCCGTCCTTGATGCTGAAGATGGGTTTCTTCGTAAAGCCATTAATGGCGCTATGAAAGATATGGAAGTTAATCCAGATCAGTTTACGGTTGGCCATGAGGATAACAGCGTTAATCCTGAAACAGGTCAGATTGAGTTTGGTCTTGGTAGTTGGATTAAAAGAAAAGTATTTCGTCAAAAAGTAAAAGGCCCAAGTGCTGCTGAAAGAAAGGCTGTAGCTGAAGCTAAAGCGCGTATTGAAAAGCAGCAAAAAGAATTAGATGCGCGTAAAGTAACACTAGATCAGCAAAAACAAGCAGCGTTTCGCGCTCGTAGAGGTCGAGGCGGTTCTTACAGTTTATTAAGCTCACAAGATACATTAGGTGGTTAATTATGAGTGCTTTATTTGGTAAACCTGACACTTCAGCTCAAGAAGAGCAGTTAAGGATTCAACGAGAGCAGATTGAAGCACAAGAAAAACGTCAAGAAGCTGAAAAAGCTGAGCTTGGCGCTTCTCTTCAAGCAAAAGCTAGAGCTAGACAACGAGGCGGTCGCCGTATGTTGTTAGCTGATCGTGAAGATTCTGAGCTTGGTTTGCCTTCACA